GCAAAGAAACAGATTTTTATCCTAAAGAAGGACAACTATTTGTGTTCAATAGTTCTCTTTTACATGTTGTTAATCCAACTCCTGTAGCAGGTCGAACTGTAATAGCAGGAGATATTGTATATCTATCACGTTTTGGTAATTAAATGGAAGTAAAATTAATTAGCGTTTCACCTGATTCTGAAAAACACATGGCATATTGTGCTCGTGTAAGTAATCCAAATAATCAGGAAAACGAAAACTATGCAGGTCTTTTAAGATACTGTATCAAACATCAACATTGGTCAATATTTGAGCAAGCATTTATGACTCTTGAGATTAATACGACAAGAGGACTTGCTGCACAGATATTGAGGCATCGTTCTTTTACATTTCAAGAATTTAGTCAGAGGTATGCTGATACAAATTTGTTAAATTCAAATATAGAATTACCAGAATTAAGAAGGCAAGATACTAAAAATCGTCAGAATAGTATTGATGATGTACCAGAGGAGCAAACTAAAATGTTACTTGGTCGCATACAGAATTATTTTAATGAAGGACTTGATTTATACAATGAATTATTAAGAGAAGGTATTGCAAAAGAGTGTGCTAGATTTGTTCTGCCATTGGCAACACCAACTCGCATTTATATGTCTGGAAGTGTTCGTTCTTGGATTCACTATATTGATCTCCGCTCTGGACATGGAACACAGAAAGAACATATGGATATTGCAAATGCTTGCAAGTCCATATTTACCGAACAGTTTCCAACTGTATCGGAGGCTTTGCAATGGGTCTAAATAGTACACATAACTTTGTAATTACATGGCAACCTATCCTGTAGTAAATACTAAAACTGGTGAACAAAAAGAAGTTGTGATGAGTGTCACACAATGGGATCAGTGGTGTTCTGATAATCCTGATTGGTTAAGAGACTACTCTGATCCCTCTACAATGCCAGGTGTTGGTGAAGTTGGGGAGTGGAAAGATAAGTTAAGAAAGAAAGCACCTGGTTGGAATGATGTTCTTAAGAAGGCATCTAAATCGCCAGGTTCTAGAGTAAAAACACTTTAATCAAATGCCAAGAAAAAAGAAGACTAATGGGGATCAACCCATAGGTATCGGTTTAACTACGAAACAAATGAAACGTAAGAAACCGATTGGAAATACTTATCTTCTTGATATTGAACCCATAACTGATAATCAAAAGAAACTTTTTGATTCATATGCAGAGGGAAAGAATCTCGTTGCATATGGCACAGCAGGGACTGGAAAAACATTTATTTCATTATATAATGCTCTTTCTGATGTATTAGATGAAACAACACCATACGAAAGAATCTATCTTGTGCGTTCTTTAGTATCAACTCGTGAGATTGGTTTTTTACCAGGAGATCACGAGGACAAAGCAGATATTTACCAAATACCATACAAAAATATGGTAAAATATATGTTTCAAATGCCAACTGATGCTGACTTTGAAATGTTATATGGTAATCTAAAAGCACAAGAAACAATTAAATTCTGGAGTACATCCTTCATAAGAGGAACCACTCTAGATAATGCAATTGTTATTGTTGATGAATTTCAGAATCTGAATTTCCATGAATTAGATTCAATCATTACTCGTGTAGGAGAAAATAGTCGAATTATTTTCTCTGGAGATGCGAGTCAAAGTGATTTGGTTAAAACAAATGACAGGAATGGCATACATGATTTTCTTAACATATTGCGTAAAATGCCATCCTTTGATATAATAGAGTTTGGTATTGATGATATAGTTCGTTCTGGACTTGTCAAAGAATATATTATTGCAAAACTTGAAATTGGTCTTTAATGTTTACCCATGTTGATATTGATCTTCCAAAATTAGAAAGGGAAACGATTGATGGAGTCCGTTATTACTCTGTTCCCAATGAAGATGAATTATTAAAATTAGTTTCAATCACATCAGTTACAAGTCATTTTAATAAAGAAACATTTATTAAATGGCGAAAGAAAGTTGGTGATGAAGAAGCAAATCGTATTACTAAAGCAGCGACCACCCGTGGTACTGACTTTCACACTCTTACAGAGCATCATTTATTGAATGATGAGAAACTTCCAAAAGTTCCTCCAATATCTAATTTTCTGTTTAATGTGGCGAAGGAAAAAATTGGTAATATAAATAATATTTACGCTTTAGAGGGTTCACTCTACAGTAAGCAACTAGGAATTGCTGGTACAGTCGATTGCATCGCAGAGTACAATAAAGAGTTAGCAATAATAGATTTTAAAACTTCAAAAAAACCAAAACCCAGAGACTGGATTGAGAATTACTTTGTCCAGTGTATGGCATACGGTTGTATGTTATATGAATTAACAGGGATTCCTGTTAAAAAACTTGTAATTATCATGTCCTGTGAAAACGGAGAATGCATCGTCTATGAAGAATACAACAAAGCAAAGTACATCAAACTCCTCGGAGAATACATTAATAAATTTGTTCAAGATAAACTGGAACTCTATGGAACCGAATAAAGAATTAGAACAGGCAATCGAGAATAAATTCTTGACTCCATCTAAATTTGCAATAGAAATCGAAAAGATTGTTGCCGAAGAAGAAGACTTCAATTATATTGACGCAATCTGTTACTATTGCGAAACTAATAATATTGAGGTAGAATCAGTATCGAAGTTAATATCCAAACCTTTAAAAGAAAGATTAAAATGGGATGCAACCCGTCTTAATTTTATGAAACCTACATCAAGAGCAAAATTGCCTTTATAATGAAAAAATCAGAATTGATTCATTGGAGATTGCAAGCGATGCTTCGTGAGCATTCTTTCCCTGATTTAAAGTACTTAGGTGTAAGACCTGATAGTATTGGTGTAAATCAGCATTGGTATCAAATAGGAGAAAATGAAGTTCCTGTTGATGCAATTACAGAATTAGATAGTGAAGAGGAAGATGATGAAAGTGACTCCATTTGAAACCTACCAGTCATATCTATCAATGAAAAGTCATTTTACTAACCGTAAGTATGACTTTTTTCGGTATGGAGGTAAATCTCGTGCAACTATGACCTCTTTTAATAGAAGAAAGGATAAGTATTGGTTCGAGAAAACATCGAGAAAGTATTCTGATGAAGAGATAGTAAATTTTTTACTTGCTAATTTTGTAACTACAGATAATCCAAAAAATTTATGGATAGGTGAAATCATAAACTCTGGAGAAAGAAATTATGCAGATTGGGTGAGGAGACAACAAAGTATAACTTACCTTTTCAAAGAAGAGTCTAGTAAATTACTTGATGAAAATAAACTTGATAGTTTATTTGAATGTAAGAGTGGACACCCAATAATATTGAAGAGATTTTTAGGTGGTGACATCTCACTTGAAACTTTTGTAATCTATGATATAATATTTTCATTCTCAGAGAAGTTTGATGAAAAACTATTTGATCCCGTTTGGGAAACTGTGAGTATGAAAATAAGGAAATATAAACCTTTTTTAAGTATTAATATACTTAACTTTAAAAAAATCTTAAGAGAAATGGTGGAAGTATGAGAATCGGGGACGTTAATTATACTAATCTAACAAATGATTTTGGTTACTGGACTGTCAAAGTTGAAGATATAGGAGATTATTTACCTATAAAAATACATCATGATGCAGGTCGATATAATCCATTTATTGGATGGAAAGTTGATGATGAGGTTGAAAAATTTATAGAAGATACAGTTCGTCAAATAGCAGTTCCGAAGGATGCTGATATAATGAAAGTCATACCTTGGGGTAATTATTTTGACAGATCAAATTATTATTATCACAAATACCATCATGTTCCTCACGTCGATTTTCCAGGTTGGGTTGGTAATTTATGGTTAAGTGAACATCCCGAAGGTTCAAGAGGAACACAGTTTTACAATTATAATGATGATTGGAAACAAGATTTATTTGACTTTCCACGACCAGAAGAATTACTAGAGCAGTGGGAGGATTCTTGGCAACAATGGGATATATCTCAAGTTGAATCTTATGGTTTTGAGTATATGGGCACTGCACCTGCCAAGAAAAATACTATAACAATTTACAACTCTTGTGTGCCACATAAGGCATACGTTGGTAACGATGTTCAGAGGTCATGGAGTCAATTAGTTCAATTATCAAAGCGTCGTCACTTCACTTCAAGTGATGATGTTGTAGGTTCAACTGACCTAAATAGTAGTGTATTCAACTTAAATTTATGAGTGATTTTTTTGAATCCGACATAGTTCGTGAAGAACTACAAGAGATAAACGAATTGCAGATGTCTATTTACAAGAATGCAATGAAGTTTGGAACTTTTAGTCGTGAAGATAAAGTTGACCACATTGAAAGACTTACTGAATTATTAGAAAGACAAAAAGTAATGTACACTCGCATTAGTCTCTCCGATGATCCAGAAGCAATTGACCTTAAGAAACATTTGCAAAAATCGGTTGAACTTATGGGTTTCCCAGAGGGTACCGATATGTGCTTATTATTCACAAGTATGTCAAATACCATTGAAAATTTAAAAAAGGGTATTGACACTTAATTATTAATCTGCTATAATCTAATTATCCAAAATATCCAATTTATCCGAGGTATCTAAATGTCTTTTAAAGACCTAAAAAAGCAGTCTAAACTTGGCTCACTTACTGCAAAGTTAGTAAAAGAAGTCGAGAAGATGAACAACACGGGCGGTAACACTGATGACCGTATCTGGAAGTTAGACGTAGACAAAAGCGGTAACGGTTATGCTGTTATCAGATTTCTACCTGCACCCGAAGGTGAAGATTTACCATTTGTAAAACTATATTCACACGCATTCCAAGGTCCTGGTGGATGGTTCATTGAGAACTCACTTACTACACTTGGACAAAAAGACCCAGTTTCTGAGTATAATTCATTACTCTGGAACAATGGTACTGATGTAGGAAAAGAAACTGCAAGAAAGCAGAAGCGTAAGTTAACTTACGTTAGTAACATCTATGTTGTAAAAGACCCTGCTAATCCTGAGAACGAAGGTAAAGTATTTCTATACAAGTATGGAAAGAAAATCTTTGACAAACTTACTGCAGCAATGCAACCTGAGTTTGAAGATGAGGAAGCAATCGATCCATTCGATTTCTGGCAAGGTGCTAACTTTAAGTTAAAAGCAAAGAATGTTGCAGGATACAGAAACTATGATAGTTCTGAATTTGCAGCACAAAGTCCTTTACTTGATGATGACGATGCAATGGAAGCACTCTGGAAGAAACAGTTCTCACTTGCTGAGATTGTTGCACCAGACCAGTTCAAAACTTACGATGAGTTAAAGACTCGTCTAGATTATGTTCTTGGAAATAAGAAGTCCGCTGCACCACAGTTTGAAGAAGAGGATACTGATCGTGGAGAAGCAGAAGAGTTAGTAACTGCTGCTGTTTCAAAACCAACTCCTGCAGTAGCAAAAGATGAGGATGATGACGCATTATCCTATTTTGCAAAACTTGCAGAAGAATAGTTAACGAGTCAGTATTCACCCAGAAATACTTTTATTAGTATTCACTTCTTAATACTCAGAAAGAGGTCGAAAGACCTCTTTTTTTATGGGTTAACCATTTCTGTATTTTCTGTTGCTGCTAATGATGATGTAATATAACTTGAACTCTTATCATATCTTACAATATCTCTCATATCAGATACAAATACCTCTACATAAGCATTTCTTAGTACATCTATCTCTCTTCTTTTTTCGTTTTCTTTATATTCATATTGTAGATTAGTTACTGCAAAAGCAATATTATCAGTAGCAACTGTAAATTCGTCTTTATCATCTAATTGTCGATTGCCAGTAAGTGATTTTAAAGTATATGTTGTACTTGGATATTTGTTTACTGTACCAGAAATTTTAAAATCTCCATCAACTATCAAATCTGGAGGTAATATTAAACGACCTTTATCATCTACTATTTCAAGTGTTTCATAATGATGAATAGAATTCATTTCTTCCTCTGACCCATATTTTTCAAGAGTAAAGTCATAAACTTGATGGTCTTGAAGTGGCCATTGGTGATTTATATTTGTGATACCTGCAGTAAGTATGACAACAAAATCAAGAGATGAATCTCCATACAAATCCTTTGCAATAGTATCAGGGCGAGCACCATCTCTTATCATGTATTTTTGAAATACAGAAACATTGCTACTTAAAAAGTCATATAATTTTGTTCTACGAAATATATTCTTTATGACAATATAATCATTTGAACGATTTTTATGAGATAAAGGCGATTGATACGCTATATTTGGTAAGTTTCTAAAGTATGCCATTAGTATCCAACTCCTGGTCCTGCATTTGGAGTATCATAATCTTCAGCGTAAACTGGATTGAGTTCTTTAAATGTCATATCTAATCTTATGTTAACTGGTGTAGAATTTTTATATGTTGCATATGTACCAGAGTTTGTGTAATTAACACTCAGACCAGTGAGAGCACAAGTTTTAAATGAATTTAAGAACGGATGAGTTTTTCCTCGACTTCGATATTCAAGTAAGAATACATCTGGTGATG